TCGATCAGTTGCGGTCCCTCGTGCGTGCCGCCGTGGCGACACCTGGGCGCGTCGGCACGGTGCCAGCGGGCATCTGGTACGCCGCTCTCGTGAACGTGCTGTGGGAAACAGCCGAGCGTATCGGAGCCGTGCTGGCATGTCGGCCAGAGGACTTGGCCTCGCCGTTTCTCAGCGTGCGAGCCGAGTACCGAAAGGGCGGCAAGCGCGACCGGGCGTACCGGCTCACTCCGGTGACGTATGACCTCGTCGCCCGAGCGTGCGGCAAGGACCGCGTGTTCGAGTGGCCGGGCTCGCGAGAGTACCTCTGGACGAAGTACCGCGATGTCGTGCGTCGTGCCGGATTGCCGACGGGCCGCAAGTGCGGCTTTCACCAGTTGCGCCGCTCTGCGGCATCGCACTACGCCGCCCTCGGAGGCGACGCCGTCAAGTTGCTAGACCACTCCAGCCCGCGAATCACGCACCGCTGGTACCTCGATCGCCGCCTGACAGACCGCGACCCGCCGCCTTGCGAGGTACTTCCGGGAATCAACTGAGCGTGGTCACTCTCGCCACCAATCGTCCGACGTATCTTCGCCGAGGCGATCGACTATCTGCTGGAGCGAGGCGACGATGCTCGTGAAATTACGGTTGCAGTGCTCGGCGTTCTGATTGGCAGACTCCGCGAGCGTCCGCATCGTCTCGGCCATCGACCGCTGATTCGCAGCCATGACCGCCACGACGGACGCCAACTGATCGACGCGCTGCCGCAGGTCGGATCCGAACATCTCACGCATCCTCGCTCTGAAGCACGGCAATGATCGCGAGCAGGCGGTTGCGCTCAGCCAAAAGCCGCTCGTTGTCCTGCCCTAGCAACCGCTGCTGCTTGTTCGTGGACGACATGGCGCGCTCGGCGCGGTCCATCATGCGGGCCACGTCGTCCTCGGTCAGTGCGTCACGGCGTGGCATCGCGACCCTCACGGTGCATTAGCAGCGTCAGCAGCGAGTACGATGCGAGGTCCATCAGCGTGTCCTCGACACCTTCGTGCTCTAGCCTTCCAGTGCGGCAGTAGGTTTGCAGCCTCGTGACCTTGTCGCTCAGTCGCACCATGGCGGCACGCCACGCCTCGATACCGACGAACTCGGCACCGTTGCGGATGTTTGCTAGCGGGTCAGTCGCCGAGCCGTAGTCGGCTGACTTCTTGCGGTGCATCTCCCTGAGCTCGTCGCAGAGATCGTAGAACGCCTGACTACTCGGATGCGTCGTCCTCGCGACCCGCGCGGGCCGCGCCTCCTCGACGAGTCGGGCGAAGCCCTTCACGGCCTCGACCCGCGCGGTGTAGTCAGGCGGCGTCCACTCAGCGTACGTTTCCGATTGCGCAGAGGGCTGGGCGATTTGCCCCAGCTCGGCCGCGTCGCTCAGAACCCGCGTCGCCGCTTCCAGCGCAGGCTGGCACCCCGCGAGGCGGGACTCGACGGCGTTGCGAAGGGCGGCGTTGGCGGCTTCGAGCGTTGCTTCGGTCATGTCTTTCCTCGGAGGTCTCGATCGCAGAACACTGGATAGGCTCGCGTCACCTCGCGCCGATGGTGATCGACGACGAATGCCGCCTGACACGGCGGCTCATAGGACGCCTTGATTCGCACAGAGTACGCAGACGGTCCAATCACGCTTCCGTTCGTGACGTACCGCCCCGAGCGGCTCCACGAGAACTGGTGCCAGTGCCCGAGGCACGTGAGGTCCGCGCGTCGCGTCGAGTCCCACGCGGCGATCGCCTTGTTCAGCGGGACGTGAATGCCCCCGATGCCGCCCTGGTACCTGACGGCGTGGCCGTGCATGAACCGGATCGTGAACCCGTCGAGATCGACGTAGTTGAGATGACCCTCACCCACCCGCCATGTGACGTTCTTCCTCGACTCCGCAGCCGCCATCGTCACGTACAGGTGGTGTTCGTAGGACGTGTCGGCTTCGTTCGTGCGGAGCTTCTCGGTCGTGCGGCCATGATTGCCGCACGACGTGACGACGAGCACCTCGCTTGCCGTGTCGCTCACGGCGTCGATGAATCCACGCAGCCGCTCGCCGATCCACCGCAATGCCGCGAGCGGGTGCAGGCTGTTCTCCTCGGCGAGCTCGGGATGGATCATGCCCGAGATGAGGTCACCTCCCAGCCAGACGACGACGCGATCGATCCTGCACAGTTGCCGCTCGTGTTCGAGCAGGGCGAAGAATCGCTCCGAGAGCTCGGCAAGCCGGGCGTCGCACACGTCGAGGTCGAAGGCGTTGAGCCCGTTCACTGTCTCGCTCCGCACCGTCTCTTCGCAGTGGATGTCGCTGAGCAGCACGACCATCGTCGCCGGGTGCCGCTTGCCCTTTACGCTTTTGGTTAGCGGGCGCTTCGCCTCGATACCCTTGAGTCCGACGAATGCATCAGCACGCTCCCGCTCGCGGTCGATCTGTGCGAGTGCGGATCTGTAGCGGCCCTTCAGCGCCGCAACCTCGGCACGCAGACGTGCGACCTCGGCGTCGGCTGCGAGTTGCTCGGCCGTCGCGGCGGCAGCGATGACGGCGTCGGTTAGCGACGCTTGTTTGCGCACAGCCAATGCTCGACTCCTTGAACGCCACTGACGGGCAATCCACGGTCCTTGAGGGACTGAATGATGGACCGCGCGAGCGCCCGCTTTTGCAGCCCGAGCTCGCCGCTCACCCACCGCTCGCGAAGCGCCTCCAGTTCCGCGAGCACGTCGGCAGGAAGGTCGCAGTGCCAGGCGTTGAATCCGGGTTTGTAGTTCTTGACCCGCGCGACGATCTCGTCGGCGATCGACGCAGGCTTGCCCTTACTCGCCACGCGGCACCTCGCGATATCGCAGGATCTGCCAGAGGACACGACGCTGGACGCGGGCCAGCTCGGTAACCGTCTCCTCGGAGATCGTGGATCCGAGCACCGCGTGGGCGATCTCGTGGAGGACGGTTTCGAGACGCTGCCCGCCGGTCAAACGCTCATCGACGAGCATCTTCGGCGGCTTCTCGTCGTAGCACGTCCAGCCGTCGGCGCGACCTTTCAGCCGCGTGAAACGCAAGAGCCATCGCTGGCCCGCGATCGTGATGTCGTGATCATCCGCCACGGCACCCGTCCTCCTGCGTTCATGGTGGATAGGTTGTCAATTCGCAGCGGCACGACGGGCGTTGCGGATTGCTCGGCGGACGAGCATTCGACCGGCCACGTCGAGGAATGGGAGTCCGCGAGCCTCTGCTTCGGCACGCATCACGGCGACGACCTCCTCGATGCGTTCCGGTCTCTCGCACTCGTCCGGCCCCCATGCGTCCATCTGGGCGGCCTTCGCTCGGCACTGGCAGGTCGGCGTCGGCTCGATGCCGAATCGCTTCAAGAGTTTGGAGAGTTCGGTGCCGGGGCCGGATGGTGGTGGTGTCGGCGGCGGTGTAGGTAGTTCGTAGCCCGGCCTTGGGTGCCTCGGATACGCCGGATGGTCGATGTCGATCGTCCACTGGTCGCCATCCTGCGCGACGACGCATGGCATAACTTCATCGAGCGTGTATCCCCTCTGCACGCATCTTTGATTTAGCAGCGAGGCATGGCACGTAATCATGGCAGCGGGTTTCTGCTCAGGGTGCCGCGCAGTGACCCGCAAAACGCCGTCACGTCTGCTGGGCCATACCCGCACAGCCAGCATATGAAGTTCCCACCCGGAATCCCAAACTCTCCGAAATTTAGTGTGCAAGTCGCGCTGTAGCATCCGCACTGAATGCGAGAGTCATAAAGAAGCCCATAGGAAAACAATCCCAGTCCAGAAGCAGGCGTAAGCGCCCCCCTGAGTTTGTTTTGGAAAACGGCAGGCTCACCTTCCGAGCAGACAAGGCCAGATGACGAAGAACCAATAATGGTCAGGCACGGAGGGGTCGTGCCGACGACTACCTCCTCAAGCGCATACGCTTCGCGCAGGCCGCTGATTGGATTAGTGCTCCCGTCTCGTCGCACCAGCGTGTATGTTCCGTTCAGTTGCGATACAGTGACAGCCGTTGAGCCAAGCCATTGCAGCGTTAGGTACACGTTCTCTGGCGCGTCCGCTGGGAAAGAGCAGTCCACGCCGCTTTGATTTTTGCATCCACATGGATAAGGACTGCAACTCGTGCCCTCGCCAAGGAAAAACCACCCCGAGAGCGCATCACATTCTGCCTTAGTGCGTAACGCACAAATGCCGTTTATGCCCGCGCAACACGCGCCGCGCTGTTGACAACATACGCACACCATAAGAACACCTACAGCCTCAAGAAAGACACTGAGACGGTAGACAGTGTTCTGCTAACCGTGATCGAGCAGTTGCTGGTGTTGAGGCTTGCTGCAATCTGCACATCGCTCACGATTGCTTGCGTTGCGGTCCGAAACGGCACGTCGATCAAGAACCACGCCGTTCCGTCCTTCGCAATCGCACAATCCACCGAGCCGCTCGGAGCCGGGTACGGAAAGAACAAGTTCAACACGCTCGCCGTGTTTGGCGTGGCCGTCTGATACTTGAACGTGACCGTCTTCGTCGCCCCGACCGACCACGCATCGCTGAAAGTAGCGATGCGGAACGTCCTCCGCTGCTGCGGCGGCGGCACCGTGTCGAACCGCAGCGGGCTCTCAGTGCGATCGCCGATCTCGACGCGACGCACGGCGCTCGCGATCCGCTCGGCAGACGAGCGATCAAAGATCACCGGGTCGGCCACGCTCAGTCCTCCAGCACCTGGAGCATGAGGCGACCGGTGGACGCTGCCTTCGCGGCGTAGTCGCCGGGAGCGAGGCGAAAGAGGGCTGCATCGCCGGGACGCAGCCGCACCGTCTCGTGGAGCGTCGTGCCGTCGAGGCGGCCGAACGACACGGTGGCGGTCTGGTTGGTGCTCGTCACGAGCGAGCGGGCGAAGCAGAGCCCGAGCGTCGAGGCGGCCGAGGTCACGAACTGGCTCGTCGCCGTCGTGAGATCGAGCGTCGCAGCGAGCACGCCGGTCGTGCTCATGTCGGTCGTGATGCCATTGGCGAAGAACTGCTGGACGAGAGCGCCACGCGAGGCGCTCACCTGCACGTTGTACGTTATGTCTGGCATGGGGAGCCTCCTACGCGGGCGGGGAGCCGAAGTACGAATTGAAATCCACCTCGCGGTGAACGCGACGCGTGAGGATCGCGGGAGCACCGAGCGTCTGCGCGCCGCTGCCGTCGAGTCCGACCGGGCCGGGCGAGGCGACCCACTCGGCGTTCTGGAAGTCGAACACCATGCCGCGTCGCTTCTGCCCGCCGTCGAGGTAGTTGAACCCCACGTCGGGCAGTTGCAGCGGCCATCCGGTCTGACGAAATAGGAGTTCGACCTTCACCGCCCAGAAGCGATGGAGCGTGCCGCCGTACTCCTCATACTTGAGCTCGCCGCTGATGCCTTGGCACTTCCAGCAATGCGTGGCACCGCCGATCCACGTCGTCGAGTTGATCGTGTTCGTGAGCCCGATCGCCCACGATGAAGGAAACGTCGCGAGGTTCTGCGAGATCACAACTTTGCATTGCGCTTCGTCCGACTCTAAGCCCGAAAAATAGTCCAGGGCTGAGTTCACAAGCGGGCGCTGGTCGCCGTTGCCGCTGCCGTGGTAGTAGAAGAGCGCGGGCACCGTCGCGCCCTGCGTGGTGAACGTCCACAACGCCGGTCGGCTCGTCGGTGCCGCGAGTTGGTCAAGACCGCCACTCGGGAAGCCGTACTTCGCCGTGACGAGCGAGTGGTACTGCGAGCCTTCGTAGTTCTCTTCGTACTCAATCTCGACGCACCGCACGTCGGCGTACTCGGGATGAGCGCTGCCGATGTCAAGCGACAGTGCGGCGGCGACTTGGTTCGCCGTCGTCGCCTGCCCAGACGCGTCGTGCGTGATGACGAACTGCCTCGTGAGGTCGCGGGCCTCTCCGAGGCGGAACTTGTTCGAGCGCGGTAGTTCGCGATGGTGTGCGACGCCCATTAGCCGACTCCTCCACCGATCTGAACAACTGGACCGGCGAACTGTGCCGAGATTGCCACGAGCGTGTCACGAAGTTCTGTCAGCCGCCGCGTCTGAAGCCGCGCCTCGATGAGCGCCGGGTCTTGCTGGTTCGCGGCAAGGTTGAGGAAGAGCGCTGCGCCTTCGGCGGTGCGGATGTCGTTGCCTTGGATGACACCGCTGCCGAGCGTGTTGAGCTCGCGGATGCGGGCGACCTGCCGCTGGTTCTCTGCCTCGACGGCCTTCGCCTGCTCTTCCAGGTACTTTTGCTGGGCTTGTTGGGCTTGTTGCTGTTGCTGCTCCAACTGCTTGAGGTATTGCTCGCGTTGCTGCCCGAGTTGTTGCTCCAACTGACGACGACCGCTCGCGATGTCGCGCTCCTGTGCGGCGACTTGGTCGAGTTGCCCGAGGCGGGCGATCCCAGCGTTCACCTCCTCCTGGTTCCCGGCAGCACGGGCCGCCTGCACGTCAGCCTGAACGCGCCCGATCTCTCGTTCCAGTGCGGCGAGGTTCTGTGCCGCCGTGAGGCGTTGCTGATCGCCACCGAACCGGGCGAGGAGGAACCGCTGATCGACGAGCTCGTTCACCTTCGCCCGCTCGTCGGCGACCGCCTTGACGTTCGCGAGTTCCTGCTCGAAGAGTTGCTGCTGGCGAGCGACCTCGGCCTCGAACGCCGCACGGTTGAGGATGCCGTCTCGGGCCTGCTCTTGGGCGGCGGCGATGCCTTCCTGGAGTCGCACGGCGGCTGCGTTGCCAGCGTCGCCGAACTGCGCGGCCTGCTCGGCGAGACGGTTGAAGTTGCCACCCACTGCGGCGAACGCCCTCTCGAAGCCGCCCTCGAACCCTTGGGCGGCTGCTTGGAGTTGAGTCTCTAGCTCGCCTTGTTTCTGCGTAAGTTCGTCGATCCGTCGCTGCGCATTGATGGCAGCAGCGCCGTCAAGCTCGGCGACCGCGCGTGCGAACTCGTCCTGTGTACGAGCGATCTCGCGGTCGATCGCAACGATGCCGTCGGTGATTTTCTGCGAAGCGTCGCTGACTTGGAAGAGCGACTCGATCACCTTGCGATCGTTTTCGATCTGCTGCTGCTGGGCTTTGTTTCTTGCTTCAACGGATTTCACTTGGTCGTCATATATCGCACGCGCCTTGTTTGCTTCTGCGGCGAGCGTTGTTTCATTGATGACGCCCTGTTCAAACTGACGCTGCAAGTCCTCAAGAGCGGTCTGGTACTGAAACGCTGCGTCAAAGCCAGCTTCGCCAAGGCGGGCTGAGTCTGCCACGACTTCATTGATTTGCTGCCGTAGCCCTTGCAGCGTTCTGGTGGCGTTCTCTTCAATCTGGATGTTGAGCTTTGCGTCTTGCTCAATCCGTTGCAGTTCCGCATCAAACGCTACGCGGGCCTTCTCAGCCTCGATCCTGAACGTCTCCTCGTTAAATAGCCCACCAGCGAGATTTTGCTTCAAATCGTCGATGCTTTGCTGATATCGCAGCGCTGCGTCGAAGCCTGCCTGCCCGAACTGCGCCGATTCATCGATAGCCTTGCTGACGCTCTTCGTAACTTCGTCAATGATGTTCCCGACTTCCTTGTTCTCCGCTACTAACTGAGCCAGCGCGTCTCCTGTGTCCAGTTCATACGTCAGCACAACCGGCTCGGACACCTGGGCAGCGATACCGAGCCAGTCCTCGGCGAACGCCAGAACGCGCTCGATGAGCCCGCCAATTGTCGATGCTACTCCGCGAACGATTTCCCATGCGGACCCAAACACGTCGCCAATGGTTCGGGCTACCGCCGCAACGGCATCCCCGATGCCTGTAAACTCAAGAAACGCCGCAATGTTCTCTCCAATGATCGCCACGAACACTTCTGTGAATGTCTGGATGTAAGCCTGCACCTGCTCAAACGCTGCCTGCACGATGCGGCCTGCGCGTTCAGCTGCGTTAGACAGAAATTGAAATGCAGGCGACAACTGATCGGATACGACAGACGATACGGTTGCGAATATTGACTGCACAGCGTTAGCTGGAGAAAGGATTTGCGACAGTGCGTCTCCAACTGCTGTAAACACAAGCTCCAATCCAGACATCAACGCCCGCAGCGGAGCTAGTCCTGTTTCCACAAGCGTGATGATGCCATCTAGCAAGAACGAAAACCCATCTGACAGGACTCCCAGGTTTGCGGCCACTGCTTGCAGAGGCACGCCAACGATTGATCCTGCGAGGCTGAGGAACTCACCAACAACATTTCCGATGATCCCAATCAAATCAGCAAAAAACGTGATGGCGCTGCCAACAGCAGTGACCACAGGCTCAAGAGCCTTTGCAAAAGGAGTCAGCACGCTGCCGATTCCAGACGAAATCGACGAGATTCCGTTGACCAGCGATGCGTAGCCCTCTTGCAATTTGGCGAACGCGCCGATGAACGGGATCACGAACGCGTCGGATACAGTCTGCGCGGCTGCTGATAGCCCAGCCTGTGCGGTTTGGACCTGAGTAATGGCGGCAGCTAGGGCGACGACGTTGTTTGCCGTGCGATCTCCGAATTGAGCATTCAAGAGCTCCGCTGTCGTAACGCCTTCGCGAAGCTGCTCAGCCAGATCAAACGCTCGATCCTTTGCGGCAACAAACGCTCGCACGCCCGTGTAGACGGCCGCTGCTAACTGGCCGAAGCCAGGTATTGAAAACCCGAGCAGGCGAGTAAACGTGGCTGTGATTGCTGCCCCTGCGGCATTCGTAGCCGCAAGCGGCACGCCCACTCTCGCAAGTGCGTTCGGAAGTTGAGTGCCGAGCGTTGCAATCGCTGGTGCAATCGCCTTATCGAGCCCTAGCAGCGCGCCCACCTTGAATCCAGCAAACACAAGGCTCGCCTTAGTCGCTGCGTCCGCAACTCCCGATATGTCCACTCCCAGCTGTGCGGCGGCAACCTCGGCAACCTTGATGACGGTCAGGAACTTACCGAGGTTCAAGACAAGTCCCAAGATGCCCTGCGGCACGTTATAGCTCGACGTGACCGCTTGAAAGACTTTGAACGCTGCGGTCGCCTTGGCAATATCGAATCCGAACTGGATGACGGAGGAGCCAGCCTCTGAAATTGCCTTGATTGCGTTGCCGATCCCAGACGCAGCACCGGAGACAGAGGTGAAGACATCTCCGACGCTGCCAAATATTTGCGCGACCTTGCCTGCACGCTCTTGAACTGTCGTCAGCGTCGTGTCGAGGCTGCTGTATTGCTTCTGCAACGCTTCAACGGCGGCAGCATAGGTTTCCGCAGAAATCCGACCAGCGGACACCTGCTCGTCAAGTTCTGCGAGTTTTCGACGAAACTCTTCTGCTGGCGTGATGACAGACTGTGTGATTTCGGCGGCGCGTGCAAACGCTTCCGCCTCTGCATTCACGGCTACGCCTAGTTGCTGAAACTGATCTACAAACTCCGACGCCGATAGTTGATTTTTCTGAAGTTGAGTCGAGAGTTGCGCAAATGACTCAGAAGCTCTTTGCTGCGCTTCCGCAGCGGCCGCGCTCGTGTCAGCGAATTTGTCAAACGAGGACGTAGCCTTCTCGGCCTCTGACGACAACGCCTGCAACGCCTTCTCCACGGGCGTGAGCTTCAGTTGCGTCGAGTCCGCACTGATCTTCAGCGCGAGTCCGAGGATGTTTGCCATCAGTCGATGATCCCCATCTCACGCCGTAGCCGAAGGATCGCCTCGCGGTCCTGCGACTCGTGCTGCGGTGGTCTTGCCTTCGGGATGAAATCCTCTGCGGTCGGCGGTCGGCCCTTCTTCGGGTCGGTGTACGGTGCCATCGCGATCGATGCGAGCAGTCCGGTCTGGAGCCACGGGTCGGACAGCGGAACGAAATACCTCGTGTAAGCCATCCACTCCGACAGCTCCCGCGAATCCATCCGCTCGCACAGTTCGCGAACGGTCATTCGCAGATGCCCCGCCAGCGCGAAGAGGAACCGACGCGATGGCGAGGCGTTTAGTTTTTTGCCAACTGCTCGACATCGGCCTCCGTCATGTTGTTGTGCTTGAGCGCCGAGTCGAAGAGCCGACCGACGACCGCACCGCTGCGGCTCGCCAGCGCGACGACCTGGGCACGGGTGAAGAGCAACTCGCCCTTCTCGTTGCACAGGCAGCGGGCGAGGTACTCTGAGCGGAAGTTTTCGATGCCCGTCTCTTTCTTTCCGATCCAGAGCCGCTCGTAGGAGTCACGCTCTGCGACGTTCATCACGCGGAGGTACACGTCGCCGCCCCACTCGGGCACGGTGATCGGTCCCATGAGCCCGGCGTCGTTCGATGCGAGAATCTGCTCTGCCGTCAGTGTCGCCATGTGTCACTCACCTCACGATGGATACGTAGCGGTCACGCCGACCGTATCCATCACTTTGAAACGGTGGTCAAATTGCCAGACGCCGTTGAGCTCGCCGCGAACCTCGGCACCGAGGTAGACACAGTCGGCGTCGAAGACCGTGAACGTGCTCGACGTAGCGGTGCCTTGGTCGTCCTGCGCCGTCACGGTGAGACGAGCCCGCACGCCGTACTGGCTCTCGGGGACAGCCGTGCGGGTGAACGCAGGCAGCGTGACCTCGCCCAGGTCGAGGGTCCACCGGGCCGTGCGAGCGGCAGGCATATCGCGGACGAGATCGAGCGTGACGCTACTGACCTGCTGAACGGCGGTGCCGCCCCACGTGACAGCAACTCCCGAGACTCGCGTAGCCATGACGGACCTCCGTCACG